AACCCTCTCACTTTTGGAAGTATGAAGAAGATCTGACACTCAAGGAAGTGCGTGAGTATTTGTCTGGAACTTATCGTGCTCACTACACTTCTCAGGAGTCTCAAACTCAGACACTGGATCTTATCGAGAGCATTGGTGATGCAGAACCATTCTGCCGATCAAATGCGATCAAGTATCTGTCTCGCTTCGGCAAGAAGAACGGTAAGTCTAAGCAAGACATCCTGAAAGCAATTCACTATTGCATTCTTCTTTATCACTTCTCTGGTCTCCACAAGCAAACTAGCAACTACCCTCACTGAAAGCATGATGAAACTGACTAACGATACTAAGAATATTCTTCGTAACTTCTGTGAGATCAACCAGTCTCTACTGGTAAAGAAAGGAAATGTTCTTCGCACGATCTCCAACATGAAGAACATTCTGGCAGAAGCAACTATCACTGAGGAGTTCCCTAATGATTTTGCTATCTATGACTTGGGTCAATTTCTGAATGGTTTCAATCTCCATCAGGATCCTGATCTTGAGTTTTCTAATCAACGTTATCTGACTATCAAAGATAACGGTAGTCGTGTAAAATATTTCTACTGTGAACCATCTCTGATCAAGGCACCTCCCGAAAGTGGGATTCAGATGCCTTCTATCGATGTTGAGTTTGTTCTCAACGATGGTCAACTTGGTCTTCTTCAGAAAGCTTCATCAATTTATAGCCTTCCTGACTTGTGCGTCATCGGTGATGGTGCTAAGATTAGTCTGGTGGTGAAGGACAAGAAGAACGACACCTCAAACGAATACTCTATTGTGGTCGGTGATACTGACAAGGAGTTTGAATTCTCCTACAAGATCGAGAACATTCGTATCCTTCCTGGATCTTATGAGGTTGTTATTTCTGATAAACTGATTTCAGTTTTCAATCACAAGTCTCTGAACCTCAAATACTATATCGCTCTTGAACCCGAGACCCCTTGAACATCTTCGTTACACAACAAGACCCAGGTGCTTCAGCACAGTGTTTGCCTGACAAGCACATTGTCAAGATGCCACTAGAGTGCTGTCAGATGCTTGCTATCATCTACAGCAAGTGGTATTATGACTGGGAACCGCTGCCTAAGAAAGATGGTGGTTACTATGCAACTGCAAAAGGTGCGTTCCGTAACCATCCATGCACAATCTGGGCAGCACAAAACCACTACAACACTGCTTGGTTGATTCAGCATGGCATTGCATTATGTACCGAGTATAGACATCGCTATGGCAAAACACATTCATGTGCAGATACCTTGTTTGAGGCAAAGAAAATTTTCCACAGACATTCTGGGAAAGCAATCACTTGTTATTCTTTAGCAGACAACTTCGCCAGAGCAATGCCCAATGAATATAAACATGACACAAGCATTGACACTTTTACTGCTTACAAGATGTACATTAGCAGCAAACCTTGGGTTGCATCTAATTATCTTCGTGACGAATCCCGAAAACCGAATTGGGTATGATTGATTATGCGTAATGATTTTCTTTGGGTTGAGAAGTATCGACCCAAAACTGTGAACGATTGCATCCTGCCAAATGCAATCAAGAAACCTCTCCTTGAGTTTGTAGAGACTGGGGAGATTCCTAATCTACTGCTTGCAGGTCCTGCAGGTATTGGCAAGACAACGGTTGCCCGAGCGTTGTGTGAAGAACTTGGGTGTGATTATATTGTTATCAATGGATCAGATGAAGGACGATTTCTTGACACTGTACGGAACCAAGCAAAGAATTTTGCATCGACCGTATCACTTCAAGCAACTGGTAAACCAAAGGTCATCATTATTGATGAGGCTGACAACACGACCCACGATGTTCAACTCCTACTACGGGCGAACATTGAGGCGTTTTATAGCAACTGTAGATTCATCTTCACTTGCAACTACAAAAACAAAATCATCGAACCCCTGCACTCCCGATGTGCAGTCATTGACTTCTCAATCGGTGGTAAAGACAAACCTGCAATCGCAGCACAGTTTTTCAACCGTCTCAGGACTATACTTGAGGAAGAGAATGTACAATATGATCCAAAGGTACTTGCTGAACTGATCAACAAACACTTCCCTGACTGGCGACGTGTTCTCAATGAGTGTCAACGACACGGCACTGGTGGGTCTATCGATACCTCTATCCTGGTTCAGATCACTGACGTTGATACCAACACTCTGGTCAAGAATCTCAAAGAGAAGCGGTTTGGTGAGGTCAGGAAGTGGGTGGTCAACAACCTAGACAACGATCCTGCAACCATCCTGAGGCGTGTCTATGATGCCCTGTACGCCGCTCTGGAGGGGTCTAGCATCCCTGCTGCTGTCCTGGTTATTGCTAAATACCAATACCAAACTGCCTTCGTGGCAGATCAGGAGATCAATCTCCTAGCGTGTCTAACTGAAATTATGGCGGAGTGTGAATTCAAATGATTGATGCAAAACTGATTCGTATTATTACTGGTGAAGAGATTGTTGCAGAGGTTCTCTCTGAAACTGATTACCTCATCACAGTCCAGAACGCACTGGTAGTTCTCCCGACACAATCTAGTGTTGGATTCGCTCCCTGGGCAACAGTGATCAGTAAGGATAAACCTGAGATTACTGTTAGCAAAACTCACATTGTTTATATTGCTGAGTTGCAAGAAGATGTTGCTAAGAAGTACAATGAAATGTTTGGTAGCAAGATTGTCACACCATCATCTAAGAAGTTGATCGTATGACCGTCAAGACAACACCTCAAAACGTAAAGGAAGCGCATGAAGGATTGTTTCATGCTACAATGAACTTACCTGCTGCCGCTGCTCATTGCGGCATGTCTCAGAAAGAAATGAAAATGACTTTCTGGGAATACCTGAAGTATCACCAACCTAATTATGAAATCCCCAAAAACCCCATTGAGATATCCAGGCGGCAAGAGTCGAGCAACTAAGTACATTATTCCTAGGTTTCCTCAAGGTCTAGGTGAGTACAGAGAACCTTTTCTTGGTGGAGGTTCTGTTGCTATCGAAGTGACAAAACGTTTCCCAGGCACTAAGATCTGGGTCAACGACTTATACGAACCCCTATATAATTTCTGGAAACAACTTCAACAGAATGGTAATGAAATTGCGAACATCCTACTCCAACTCAAACAAAGGCACCCTGACCCCTCTTCCGCGAGGCATCTTTTCACTGATGCAAAGAAGTACCTTGCCAAAGACCTTTCTGATAGCGAGGACATTCATCGTGCTGTGTCTTTTTATGTTGTCAATAAGTGCAGTTTCTCAGGTCTTACAGAAGCAAGTTCCTTCTCAAAGCAAGCCTCAGACAGTAACTTCAGTCTTAGAGGAATAGACAATCTAAAGTTCTATCAGCAACTAATTGGTAATTGGACCATCACAAATCTTTCATATGAAGAAATGCTGAGTGGTGATCCTGAAACTTTTATCTATCTTGATCCTCCATACGATATCAAGGACAATCTGTATGGTAAAAAAGGTGCTATGCACAAGAAGTTTGATCATGATCTCTTTGCTAAGCGTATGGATTTCTGTGACTCTAAGTGCATGGTGAGTTACAACTCAAGTCAACTTGTAAGAGAACGATTCAAAGACTGGAAGACCTATGAGTTTGATCTTACATATACAATGAGATCGGTTGGTCAGTACATGAAAGAGCAAAAAGATCGTAAAGAGATTCTACTACTAAATTATGAAGTGTGAAGTTACTTTGTTCAAAGCAGGCACAGTATTCAAAGAAGAAGTGATTGCTGTTGATTATCAAGATGCACGTAAGGTTGCCCTCGCCCGTAACCCTGGTGCAAAAGTTGTTGGTGTTACTGCAGTGTTCAAATGAAGTATGAGCTGAAAGATTGGTTGAACTCTATCAATCATACTAAAGAGGATCTGACTGAGAATGATCCTGATGCCATCAAGAAGTATCCCCCATTCATCGTGAATAGATGTTTGTCTGGTCATATTGATACGCTTCTTTTTGCTAATGAAATGAATATGTATCATGATCTTCCTAAAGACATGCAATACTCTTTCTTTATAAATACCGTTAGGAAAAAGAAACGTTTTTCTCCTTGGATAAAAAAAGATAAAGTTGAAGACTTAGATTGTATCAAACGTTACTATGGTTATAGTGACACCAAAGCACTCCAAGCACTTAGGATTTTATCAACCGACCAAATAAACTACATTAGATCTAAACTTGATATTGGGGGATTGAAATGACCACTATTACAGAACCAGAGATTCAGTGGACTGAATCTCATATGATTGAAGTTACTCTGAAAGAACCAGATGATTTCCTAAAAGTGCGTGAGACATTGACTCGAATTGGTGTTGCTTCTCGCAAAGAAAAGAAACTTTACCAATCTTGTCACATTCTGCACAAGAAGGGTAAATACTATATCGTACACTTCAAGGAACTCTTTGCGCTCGATGGGAAGAAAGCAAATCTTACTGCTAACGATGTTCAACGTCGTAACCGTATCGTTCAGCTCTTGTCTGATTGGGGACTTATCGTCGTCGTCAATGCAGAAGTAATCACTGATATTGCACCCCTGAATCAAATCAAAGTTATTGCATTCAAGGAAAAGGGTGAGTGGACCCTGGAAACTAAGTACAATATTGGTAAGAAAAAAACTAAATAGTAGAGCCTTACTCATATACCAATGCTCGGAAATAAATCCAAAGCAAAGGTAGAAGAGAAAGACCATGATGAAGATAAGAGTGAAGTCCTTGGTAATCTGGTGAAAGTTGTTGTGCTTATTTGGTCTGCCTCTCTTCTCACCTTTAGTTACGTCAGACTTCCCAACGGTCAAAAGATTCTTGACTTTGATCCCACCTTCATTGCATCGGTCTTTTCTGGATCGTTAGCTGCGTTTGGACTGTCTCCTGCTAAAGCAGGTGGTGCCGCTGCCAAACCAGTAGCGAAAAAAGAGGAGGTTCCTGTTGTTTCCGCTATCGAGCCAAAGAAAGATGCAAAAACTGATTAACGTTGTAGCACTGCTGTCTGGTCTTACCTCTCTTGGTTTGATCGGCGGTGGTGCTTATTTGCTTATGAATAAGGATGCCCTTATCGAGCAAGCAAAAACTGCTGCTGCTAAAGCAGCAACAGAGGCAGTCGCTAGTGCCCTCCCTGGTATGCTTGATTCTGCCATGCCTGAAATGCCTGAGTTGCCTAAAACAACTGGTCCTGCTCTACCTATGCCATGAAACTACCCTGGAAGTCTAATGTAACACCTACCGAGAAACTACCAATGAAAACTCCAACAAAGAACGAATCACCTATGAAGGTGGCAGCGTTGGTATTAGGTGCCTTGGTGGGGGTATCTCATATTGGACTTCTGGGTTATGTGTTGAGACCACAAGAGAAAGTTCATCAACCTCCTACTATCAACATCCCCCATGGTCCATATTCATCCTACAAGATCAAAGCAGGTAAGGATGGATATGAGATTGAGTATCGTTCCGATGACCCTAAAGTTTTAGAGTCGGAGAGATCATTGAATCTTGATAAAGAAAAGAAAGGATTCTTTGGTGGTGGTACTGAGTATCGTCGTGAGTATCGTCGTGATCAATATACCCGTGAAGGCACTCGTAATATCGGAGGTAGCGTCTCAGACGCTGAGGGAAAGCAGACTGCTCAAAGCGCAGAGTGTATCGCGGCGGACGCTGGAGCACGATCTCAAGGTGCAATGGCAGGTAGTGCTATCGCTGCTGGTGTTGCTGTTCCTGCTGTAATGAATATACCTTACATCGGATGGTTGGCAGGCGGTTGGGCATTGCTCTTAGGTCAGAAGATTGGATCTGAAGCAGGGTCACAAGTTGGTCAAGTATTCAATGATTGTTAAATAGTAATGTAATACGAATTTATTATCATGTCACAAAGTACATATAAAAAGAAAGCAAATAAAGAAGCAACTGAAACTTTCTTTCTTTACGTAGCATTTCATTCAGTTTTCACTGCGATTTCTAATTTATTCAAAGATGACTGATGCCTGAAATTCCTGAAATTGTATCACCCAATATTAACATCAGGGAGATTGACATTCCACAGGTCGTAACATCTTCAGAAAACTATACGTCTGTACCACTAGCACCACCTGTAACAGTAAATATTGGTGTGCCTATTGTTGATGTGCCTGGTTGTGTCGAAGCCCACGAAGCAAACAACAACTCCAAAACTCTCGGAAGTGATGACGAGAGAGGATTGGTTACTTACTGCGATTCTGGTGTCCCAAGTTATAATCCTATAAATTTTGAACCAGAGCAGATAATTCCTACTGCTCCTGCTGGAGTTGATACCAGACGAAAACAAAAACCAGAACCACCAGGACAAGTAGAAGTACCCCAGGCAGCACCACCCACTACTGCCAAGGTAGATTGCCCCACACCAGCACAGGAAGCAAAGGAACCTGTTGGAACATATGTAGAAGGTTTCCGAAAGAAGGTTACTGAATATAAACTCATAGGTAATGAGTGTGTTCAGATCACAGAAGCAGTGCCTATTCCTCAACAGATTGTTGCTGGTCTTCCTGCTCCTGGTGTGGTCACTACGACTGCTACTATTGCTGTTGTTGCTACTGCATCAGCACTCATGGCAAAACCGCTGGCAGATATCCTACTAAAGGTTATCAAACCAACGGTCAAAAAAGTTATGAAAAAGATTGCTGCTATCAGGGGGAAGTCTGTCCCTGTGTTGAGCGTAACGGAGCGCCGAGATCTTCAGCGCGAGAGGACAGAGGCGATTCGGGCTTTGAAGAAGGTGCTGAAGCCGAAGGGATAGTATGTCTGTGGGGAGCAATCTTGTTCTTATTCATCACCACTACATCAGCACACACTTTATAGTAAGGACTCTTGGGGTGGAACATGATTCCTTTTTGAATTAACTCACCACAATTCTTGAGTCTGGCAATCTCAAAATCTAATCTCTTGTTAGCAGTTGTTTGCTTCATCAGATCAATGTTAGCTTGTGCTGCTTCTTTACATTGATCCTGTAGTTTCTTATCAAGAGGACGAGACCATGTAGCAGAGAAACCAATACCTAAGTTGTAGTTATCTTTTTGTCCAGTCCTTACAGGGACACGATACAGCACAGAACCAGGATTGTCTGGTGCTCCGTCTTCATCTATGTCCCTCATGTCATAGACAGGATCATAGTAATATGGTTCATAAGGTTTGGTAGCAGAAGCACTACCAGTGACATAAGGTGTGAAGTTTAGAGTGGGTCCCTGACACTGGATCCCAGACCCATAGGTGTTTGTAATGTAGGGTCCTTGTAAAACTTGGATTGCCTGATTTGTAACAGAGCCTGAAGAATTAGCAACGGGAGCAGCTGTAGCACTAACACCCCCGACTTCAGCGTATGCTTGAATT